GACACCAGGGCTTGAATCTCAGGCAGCGTTGCCTTCTTCATCAGTTCCCGACCAGCAGCGCCCGCATCGCTGACCTGTGCAGCTGTGACCGTCGTGCCCACCGGCAGAGCACCAGGCTGCAGCGCAGTTTCAGCGGCAACACCCTGAGCAGACGATGCCTTCCCAGCCAGACCTGCAGTCAGCTCCGCATCGGTGGCGAAGCTATTCAGGTCGACATTGATCGTGGGGCCGCCCTCGTCCTGCGTGAACGACAGCACCCCAGCCGACAGCGTTGCACCCGTGGCGCTCACATCGACCAGCGCGCTCGCTGGCAACTGCGATGCCTTGAGCTTTCCTGTCGAGTCAAGTTCAGCGACACCAGACGGCACACCCAGCTTGTCCGTCCCGACCTTGGCAGCCAGGCTAACAGCCAGCGCCGCAGCATCAGGCAAACCCGACAGCTTGGCATCTTGCTCAGGAGTCAGGCCAGTGCCACCAGGCTGGCCACTGGTCGAAACTGACTGGCCGGACGGGCTCTTGATCGTGCCGTCATCGTCGATGGTGGCCACACGCGACTGAGGACGCTGCAGGATGGTCTGCTCGATGCTGGGGGTGGTCATGGTCAAACTGCTTTCTTCTGTGGAGCTGGTGCAGCCGGGGTAGATAGCGCCGGCGCAGGCGCCGCACCGGCCCGCGCCACGGGGGCGAATTCATCGCGCTGCATGCGCCGGTGGGCGTTGAGCTTGGTGCCGTAGGTGGCCGTCCAGTCCGTGCCGAACAGCGCCCACTCGGCCGCCTGGGGCGACGACAGCCGCCCGTCGATGGCATCGCGGTAAGCGGCCACCTCATCTTTGGGATTCAGCGATCCCATGCTGTCGCCATGCCACGAAGCGCGGCAGTACGCCCAACGGATCGCGGCGTCGTCGAAGAAGCCAGGGGCCTGGATGCGGCCGATCGCCACAGCCTCGGTCAGCCAGGCCTCGTACACGGGCTGGCAGAAGCTGATCTGCAGCCAGTAGCGCTCGACGCGGAAGTTCTGCCAGGCGTCGAGCAGCTCGGCGCGGCTGGCGGTGTACGAGGCATCGAAGACCTTCAGCAGCAGCGAGCGCGGCATGTGCAGACCGACAGCGATCTCGCCGTAGATCTGGCGCACGAACTCGCTGTAGGCGGCGTTCGGGCGTGTCGGGTTGGCGAACTCGACTTCTTCTCCGTCTTCCAGCCCGACAAACGCACCCACGCCGAGCTGGTAGTCACCAGCGCCGGCACCACCACCCGATGCGGGCGGATCGATCGGATTTCCGCCCTCATCGAAACCGGGGTCGATGTGCGCAGGCGCTCCCGACTTGGGCCGCTTGACGAACACGGTGTAGTACGCCGAGGTGACGGCCGCGGTGATCTCGGCTTCGGTGTAGCGCCCCAGATCCTTGATCGCATGGGCCACGACAGACAGCCACGGCACGCCGCGGACCTGCTCGGGCCGCGGGGCGCGCACATGGTGCAGCACGTTCCGGCGGTCGGCCGATCCTCGCGAGATCCAGCGGCCCGCGTACTTGTCGCCAGAGGCCGAGGCGAAGCCGTTTCCGGGGTGCTGGTTGTAGACGTGGTATTCCACGGGGCCGCCATCTGCGCCAAGCTTCACGCCCTGCACCATCGTCAGGCTATCGGTGGCGCCAGACGGGTTTCCGATGCGGTCGGCCTCGATGAGCTGCAGCCGCAGACGGTACGGCTGGGTGATGCTGGCGGCATCGGCGTCCGTCAGCAGCGTGGCGCAGTCGCCGGAGACCAGGCGCCCCTCCAGCACATCGCCCTGACGGAGGAAGAAGTTGGTGTTGCCGTCGCCGCCGTGGATGCACTCCGGGCTGTCTGCCCAGATCGAGAATTCACGGCTGGCGGTTTCCACCCAGGCTTCGACCTCTTCGGGCGTCATGCCGAGCAGCTTGGCATCGGGCTCGGGCACAGGGACCAGCCCGGTGCCGACGATGCGGTTGCGCATGGTGCCGACGGCACCGCAGGCAATCGGGTTGACGCGCACCAGTTCGCGGGACTCGGCACGCTGGCGGGGCAGCGCGCGCAGGGTGTCGGCGCTGGCACTGCGTGGCGTGACTGACCAGCGGGTGTTCAGGGGCGAGCGGCCACCACCGTCGGGCGCTGTGTCGGAGTAAGCGCCGAAGGTTCCGGCACCCATGGCGCGGCGCGTTGCACGCTCGGCCGCCATGCGGGGCGACACGACGGCGATCAGGCGATCCAGCACAGTCGGGGCCGGCAGCTTCATCGCGCGGGCCTCGCGTAGCGGATGGCGCCATTTCCTCGGCCGGCGCGGGCTGCACTGGCCTGGCGGTCAAGGGCGGCAATGTCGGCGGACAGCTTGCGGATCTCGGCCTGCACTGCGCCGAGGTCAGCGCGGCGCAGCTTGCGCGCGGTGACGCCGTCGCCGATCTGGTACTCCTGGCCGGCGAGGATCTTCGCTTCGGCGGCGAGGTAGGCATCCAGGCGGGCCTGGAGCTGGGTGCGGGTGAGGCTCACGCTGGCAATCTGGTGGTGGGGTGGAGGGGCGCGGCTTACTTGCGGCGGCCCAGGATGTCCTGGGCGGCACGCTCGAACTCGGCGGCGAAACGGGCACGGACGACAGCCGACACGACGCCGTCGAAGTCGAGGCGCTGGCGGTAGCTCGGCGCGCCCTTTGTGAAGATGAACAGCGGGCGCAGGCGCTTGCCTTCGCGCCGGTAGATGCCAGCCTGCGCACCTGGGCGGGCGCGGCGCTTGGCGCCGAATCCGACCGACGGCGCACCGACGAACAGCGAGTTCTGGAGCTTCTTGCCCCGCTGGCCCTTGACGCCCTTCAAGGCGTTGAGCACCTGGTTGACGGTGGCGCGGCTGACGTTGCCGGCGGCGTCGAGCTTGGCGGCGGCGCCGGGGATGGCGTACTCGCCGCGCTTCATGGCGCCGCTGTAGCGCAGGGCACGCTCGAAGCGCTTCTCGCCGCGCTGGCCACCGTCGACACCGGGCAGCAGGTAGGACTCTGGCCGGGTCGCACCCGAGCCGGCGATGTCCTTCACGGCCACGGACGCCAGCAGGTTGTCCTTGGTGGCCGGCACCACGCGGGTGCTGTTGAGCGTGTAGCGAGTCGGCCCCTTGAACACCTGCGGCATCACGCGCTTCACCTCGGCCTGGCCAGCCACGGCACAGCGCGTGAGCGCAGCGGCGGCGGCGTAGGGGATGACACGCGCAGGCACGCTCCGGGCCTCTGCGATCACATCGGCGATGGAGCCTGATCGGGTGAGGTTGAGCATGGGCGCAGTCAAGAAAAAGCCCCCGGGGATGTGATCCACGGGGGCCAACTTTGGGGGATTTCAGGAGACAGATTCAGCCGGTCGCAACTTCAGGACTAGCTGATTCAGGGGTGATTTTGCGCGTTTGTGTCTCAGGCCTCAACCGGTTTGATGCCTCAGTCTGTGAGACAGTTTTCAGCAGCTGAGGCCTGCTTTTGCGCTTCGATGACGGCATGCCGGGCAGCGCTGACGCGCTTGGCAAACTCGTTGACGTAGCGATACCAGGAGGCGCGCGAGATGCCCAGCGCCTCGGCAGCGGCCTTGATGTTGCGGACCCGGTAGCGGTAGTGCAGCTCGAAGGCACGGCGGCGCTCGTCCAGCGGCTGGGCGGTGATGGCCATGTTCAGCGCCCAGAGGTCGGCGGACAGTTCAGCGTCTGGCCCGCCTGGCTGAGTGGCCCGGGTCTTGGTCGACAGCTTGGCCAGGATGCCAGCGCCGAGCGGAGGCGGCGCATAGAACTTGCGGGTGATGACCCAGTGCGCCCAGCGCTCGCACAGCTCGTGCTCGGGGTTGGTGTTGGTGTTTGCAGCAGCGGTGCGGGTAGTGGTCACAGGCGGGTACCTCGGTTGAGCATGCCGACGCGGCGGGCGGCGGGCTTGTGGTGCATGGGCAGCGGCTTGGCGGGCAGGCGCGCCGCAGGGGCCTGGATGGAGACAGGAGCAGTCGGCGGCGGTGGCGCATCGGCCAGGACTGGCGCGGGGGTCTGCTGGCCGGCGTCTTGGTCCGGCTCTGGATCTGGGGGCGGCAGGGCCGCAGCCTCGGCGACAGCGAACAGGTCAGGCGTGCCGGCGGCGGGGATCATCACGGCACGGCGGCTGCGCCACTCGGCGGCGCTCCACTTGTGGAGGCCGAGGTAGTAGGCGACGGCCAGGTTTCCGACGGCGCAGTCGAGCGGCTCGTTGCGCACGCCGTTGGCGCGCTTCTTCCACGACCGGACGGCTACGCCCTTGACCCACTGCGTTTCGGCGACTTCGGACAGCAGGCCCTCGAAGTAGTCCTCATCGAGGGCGCTTGACCAGTGCGGCGCGCCGTCGCCCTGGGTGAGGCGCAGGCGGTTGAAGAGGTAGTCCTTGGCGGTGTCGGTGCCGAGCATCCACAGGCGGACGCCACCTTCCACGCGCTGACCTTCCCAGTTGATGTCCTGGCTGGTGGGCTTGCTGGCGATGATGGGCCGGCCACGCACGCTGTGGCCCTTGGTGGCGATGCAGCCGCGGTGGGCGCGCTGGGCAGCGTAGTTGTAGACGTCCTGTGTGTTGGCGCCGCCGGTGTCGATGCCGTAGGCGCTGACCCGGAACATGCGGCCGGAGGCATGCGCGAACGGGGTGCGGACCAGGTCGTCGAGCTGGCGCCAGACGCTGGTCGGCGACTCGGGCGACTCGGTGGGCGAGCCCCAGAGGGGGAGGTGGTCGAGCGTCCAGTGTTCCATGCCTGGGCCCCAGGCTTCGATGGTGACTTCCAGCCGGTTCGGCTGGGTGTCAGCGAAAGCGGTCAGCACGAGGGCGCGGTCGGGCATGACGCGCGCCGGCAGCGCCTCGGCCTGGGCGCGCTGGTGCAGCTCCTGCACGCTGCCGGCCTCTTCGGTGTCGTCGTAGCAGAGGGCCAAACGGGTGTTGAAGAAGGCGCGGATCTTGGTGCTGTCGCCCTTCTCCTTGGCATCGATGGCGGCTCGGTGCAGCCGCACCAGGTCGAGCCAGCTTGTCCAGCCGAGCGGGGCGTAGAGCTGCGAGATGGTGAAGGACTCGGTGCCGTCTTCGCTGTCGGCCAT